GATCGTATTGCTGACGATGGCCTCCGCCTGGTCGCGGGTGAAATCGTAGGTGCGGCGGAGTCGCTGATCGACATAGATCACATGCGCCGTCCACGAGTTGGCGAAATGCTCGACCATGCAGGCGAGGGCGTAGGCCGCGAGTTGCTCGCGGTAGTTCCGCACTTGGCCGCACTTGATGTCGGACACCCATTTCGCCCGAGCGCATACCGCGTCGGCTGTTCCGGGTTTGGAAAGGCCTGGAACCTCCATGCCGAGATGCTCCTCGCGGGTCTCGACATGGTAGCCACCCGACAGGGTGCGGAGTTCATCCACGCCCCACCGAGCCACCGCCTGATCCTCGGCGGCGAGGCCGTCGTAGGTGGTCGGATCGTCAACCAAAAGCTCTCGGATGGCTTTGTCTAGTAGCGTCCCACGCTCGGCTGCCGCGCTGGTGCCGGGTGCGCCCGTAAACAGGGCGCACTCGGCGAGCTTCGGCAGGGAACTCGGAGAGATTTCCTTAATCACGCCGCCACCTCCATTTGAGCGGTCGCCTTGGCAATGAGCGCTTGCGGGCGGGATTTGATTTGTGCCAGCAACTTCGGCGAGGCATTGCGCCAGGTCTCGCCCTCTTGGATGGAGCCGTTGCCGGTCAGGAAGGCATTCACCGCGTCCTCGTTGGCTTCCAACAACTCCATGGCCGCCATCGTCTCGGCACCGAGGATCTCCACGGCAGGCTCCGAGGTTTTGGGCGCAGGCTTGCCAAAGACATGCGCCACGGATTCCCACTCCATCGGCAACTCCTCGGCCAAGCCCGAGCGGGTCTTGGCGTCGTAGGCCGCCGAGTGGGTCGTCAAGATGATGCGCTCTTTGCCCCCGATGCCCTTCGCCTTGCCGTTCTCCTGCGAAACGGCCTTGGTCTTAAAGCGGAAAAACCAGAGTTCATCCGCCCATTCCTTAACCAGCGGCGAGGACTGCTTCGACAGCTTCAACTCGTAACGGTCGTAAGCGGCGAGGATGTCCGGCGGCTCGGTGCGCTGAACCTTCGAGTGCGCCAGGACAACCACATGTTTGCCGGCTTCGATGAGCGCATCCAAGGCGGTCAAAAACCGGCTGACCTTTTCCGCTGCCATCACCCACCCCTTGCCGAAACCGAAATCCTCGACGGATTGCTTCTTGTTCGTGGCGAGGAGGTCCTCCACCGCCAACCGCTCCGCCCAGTCTGCCGAGTCGATCACGATCGTCTCGTAATCCGTCCGGCTGGCTTCGGTGATGCACTCACCGAGTTCCTTCCAACTCGAGACTGCGACGCGGTCCACGGCGAGGTGGTTGCTACCGCCCTCGATGTCGAGGAAGAGAGGATTTGGGAACTTGCTGGCGAAAGTCGTCTTGCCGACGCTCTCGACCCCGTAAATGACCACCCGCTGTGGTCGCTGTTGTTTTCCTTTAATTATTTTCATGTCACTCAATTTGTTGCGCGTTGTTTTGGATGCGCGCCCCCCGTCACCTGCCCTTTCGGGCGATGCTGAAATTTTATTCTCTCGACGGACTCACGGCGGCCGCTTGCCAAAGGAGTTCGAGGGTTGCCCACTGGCAGTGCTTGAAACACTCAGAGCAAACCGGCCCGAGGTCGTTATCCACCTGATCGGCTTCGCCTTGGCAGACGGCGCACCTAGTCATCGAAATCCTCCAGGTTCTCGCAGTCCCACTCAGCCCAGCGGTCTTCTTTCTCACGCAATTTGCGGAGCCGGTTGAGGATGTCCCGTTGCCCGAGGCAGTAAGAGGCGTAGCAACTGCCGAGGGTCACCAGCGCCAAGAGAAGGCCGGCCGTGGCGCTCATCGCACGACCTCCACCCGGCTAGGGACGCCGCCGAATTGTTGGGCGAAACGCTCCCGAGCCTCGAAGGCCGAGAATGCCCAGAAATACTCCCCCACCCTGTGCCGAAGGAAATTCAGCCCCTCGCAATGCCAGAGTCGCTTTTTCATCGGGCGAGCCTCCAGGTGAGTGCCGCCAATAAAACCGGCAGGGTGATGACTTGGAGAAAGTCGATTGCGTAACCGATACAGCGGAGCGTGGTCTCGTGGTCCATTATGCCGCCCTCCTTTTGCGTGCTGGCACCGTGGTGCGATTCGCGGTGCTCGCGTTGCGGTAGCCCCACCAGTCGAGAAATGATTCCCTGACGATGTGCCAGCCACCGCACCGGCCGCGTGGCATCGTCGCCGCAAACTCGCCGCGCCGGATATATTCACGAATGGATCGGCTGGAAAAACCCGAGAGGCGCTTCGCCTCGTCCATATCTATGAAAGTCTCGGAGAGGTTCATTTCTTCGCCCTCCGTTTTTCGTTGCTCACTTGTTGGCGAATCGCCGCCGCGATTAAGCGACTGATCGGTGTTCCCCCGTTTTGCTCTGACTTCTGGCGGAGCCATTCCGCGAGTTCGTTCGGGAGGCTCACGCTGGTTTTTGTGTATGCACTTTGCATGGTGCTACCGATATCCTTGGTGCTACCGGTAGAGCAATAAAAAAAGTCAATGGGGTGTTTACCCCATACGAAGATTTCTATTGACATCCGCATGGGGACAAGGTTTGCGGGCGAAAATATTTTTCAGAAAAATTTGCGCGGTAGTGTGCGCGGTGCTACTAGTGGGAATATATGAAAGAGAAAACGCACAAGAAATTGAACATCTCTTTACCGAATGATCTGCACGCTTGGGTGGTCAAAAGGCAGGCCGAAGAAAACAAAAAATCGAGGCTCTCCAAGACCGCCATCTCAACCATCATTGCTGACGCAGTCGAGCAGGCGAAAGCGAAAGAAGAAGAACAGGGAAAAGTCCCCTCCCCGGACAGTGCTGGTGCCAAGACTCTGAGAGCGTCCGAGAGTTCCGTTTCTTCGCGCTCAACGGCTACGAGGAATTCCTCCCGCCGGGCTGGGTAGCCCAAATCCACGATCTAACGAAGCAGCGCTAAACCCTCCACCAAGCCCGCCAATCCGCCTTGCGCGAAGGCACCGCGTAGGTCTTGAGAACGAGAGCCGTTGACGAATGCCCGAGCTGATGCGCCGTCTTGCCAGCATCTTGGCACCGTCCTAGATGGTAAGTGGCGTAAGAGTGCCGAAGGGCGTTCTCGGGCAGCATGGCCCACGGCACCAAGCCCGCCTCATTCAAACGCTCGATCAAAGCCTCACGCTCTCGATAAAGGCGAAGAGATTTCGCAACCACGATCAGCCCCGATTTTCCTTTGAAAAAATCCTTCCGCCTCGCCAGCGGCTCCGTGAAATCCACGATCCGCTCCGGCAGGCCGCTTGATTGTTTCGAAACCTCCCGCCGAACCTCGATCTGTCCCGTCTTCGGATCCACATCCTCCCACCGCATTCGATGGACCTCGATGGACCGCAGGCCCGCAAACGCACCAAGCAAAAACCAAGCGCGGAGAGCATCCGACATCTCCGCATCGAGAATCGACCGCAGTTCTTTTGCAGAAATCAGTGACCTCTTCGACTCAGCCTCCGGCGCCACGACGCGGCGAAATGGATTTCGGTCCAGAAGTTCCATGTCGACGCACCACCGAAAAAATCCCGAAGCATAACGATGCCACCCCGCCCGCGTCGTCGGCGCGCCTTTGATCTTTCCAAAGACCCGAGCCGCCTGCATCGGAGTGACCGCCGCCACCGCGCCAGGGAATGCGTCCAAAAGCTCGCCACATATTTTTTCCAGTTTCTCCCTGTGCCGCTCCGAAGCCCCCGCCTTGGAGGCGATGTAATCCCGCACCGCGGATTTCATAGACATCCCCCTCACCTGCTCTTCCGAAAGAGAATCGGTGCCACCTTTCTGAAGTTTCTCCAGCAACCCCGGCCCCGCCGCCCAAGCCTCAGCTTCCGTGGCGTAAAACCGGCGAATCCTTTTGCCAAAAATTTTCTGCGGGATGGTCAACTTCCAAGGGGTGCCGGGTCGCTGCGGGTAAGGTGTCACAAGAAAGGCGCTCATGATGTTGCCCAGACTTGTTGCCCGTGTTGCCCGAAATCGCAACTATTTTCTTCCACTAGCCGCCACTTCCCGCCCGTTGTTTCAAGAAGCCAACCACCCGCCGAACCCCATAAAACCTAGCTCAAATCGTCACAAGTCGCTCTGCCGGCGGCGGGACTCGAACCCGCACGACCCTTTCGGATCAACGGATTTTAAGTCGCTTTCTTGGGTTTGTTTTTCAATGACTTACGGGAGTGTTGCCCGTTGTTGCCCTAAAGGACTTTATTGAGAGCCGCTAGGAGGGCGGCGTGGGCGGCGGGGGAGCAGTCGTCTTTGCGGCCGGGGGCGATGTCGGCGTGGCGGAGGATGTTTGCGAGGGGGATGTGGTGCTCGCGCAGGATTGGGAGGAGATATTCGACGGCGCTGAGGAGGGCGTCTTCGGAGAGGGGCGTGGTGTAGGTGTCGCCTTCCCAGGCTAGGCCGATGGAGAAGCTGTTGACATCTTTTCGGCCTTGCCACGAGGAGACTCCGGCGTGCCAGGTTCGCTGGGTGGGTAGGGCGAGGGCGGTGCGTTTGCCGTTGCGAGCGATGATGCAGTGGTAGGAGACTTTGCTCACGGGGTCGCAGCACCATGAGACGCTCCCGGCGTAGGCTCCGCTCGTGTGATGCACGATGATGTGGGTGGGCTTGATGACGCGGCCCGCGCTGATGTTGGGCGTGCGCTTGTTTGTCTGCTGGTAAAACTTCGGCTCGGGCTTGATGGTGCCGGAGGTTTTGGCCGGGGAGGTTTTGGCGGGCTTCGCGGGCTTCGGCTCGGGCTGTGGCGCGGGAGATTGCGCGGGCTTGGGCAACATGAAGAAGCGGGCGAGGAGGGAGATCATTTGTCCTTCAGAGCAGGCAGGGTTTTTTGGAACTCCCCAAGGGCGTTCCAGAGGTCTCGGTTGGAGGCTTCGCCTTCGCTGAGGCGTGGCTCAAAGCGGACCGTGGCGCGGAGGTGCAAAGTGCCAGCCTCGCCGATGCGGTCGCCGAATGGAGGCACGGGGACGCTCACGCAGGAAGTGAGGAATGCCATTGCGAGGAAGAGCCAGCCGAGGATCATCAACACGGCGGCGAATTGCTTGGGGTTCATTATTTCCCTTTTCGGAAAATGTTGATCGTGCCGACGAGGCCGAGGCCGGCGGCGATGATCTGGTTCTGAAGTTCGGGCTCGATCTTCACGCCAAGGGCGACGGCGACAAGGATCAGTCCGCGCCAAGTGCTGTTTTCGCTGAGACGATCGAGGACAAAGAAGAGTGCTTTCATCAAGTTGGCGGGGGTGTCAAAGGATCACGGACGGTTGGCGAGGATTTGCTCGATGCGTTTGGTGCGCTCATCGATGCGGGCCAAAGTCTCGGCGCGCTCGGAGGCGGTGGATTCGATCTTTTGAAGGCGCTGCTCCTGCTTTTCGTTTTCCACCTCCACGCGGGAAACTTTTTCGGGAAGGATCCACCAGGCTTGGGAGGCCGAGAAAATTGTTGCCACCAGGGCGAGCGCGGCGATGAACTCGCCGACGCTCATTTTTACACCTGGTCTGTTTCGGACAACTTCTGTGCTCATTAGCTATTCGCCTGA